CTACACCTACAAGTGTTACATTCCATCCTGCTATGGTAGCAGCTAAGAAGATGGAGAAGAAGATTCACGATCAGCTAAACGAGTCAGGTGCATCTAAGCATCTACGCTCTATGGCTTTCGAGATGGCGCTACTAGGTACGGGTGTAATGAAAGGCCCGTTTGCAGTAGATAAAGAATACCCTAACTGGGAAGACGGTGAGTATGATCCATTAATCAAGACTGTACCATCTACTAACCACGTAAGCGTGTGGAACTTCTACCCAGACCCAGAAGCTGCAAGTATGGATGATGCAGAGTATGTAGTAGAGCGTCATAAGATGTCACGCAATCAGCTACGTGCACTACGTGGTCGCCCTTACTTTATGGATGACTCTATACAGATGGCTATTGATAAAGGTGCAGACTATGTACGTAAGCACTGGGAGATGAAGATGGAGGATGACGATAGTCACCCATCTGAGACTGAGCGCTGGGAAGTTCTAGAGTTCTGGGGTTTTGTTGACACAGACTTACTAGAAGAGAATGGTATTAAGATACCTCGTGAGCTACGTAACCTAGCTGAAGTAAATGCTAACATCTGGGTGTGTAACGGTGAGATTATCCGTTGTGTACTTAACCCATTTAAACCTACACGTATTCCTTACTATGCTGTACCTTATGAGCATAACCCATACAGCTTCTTTGGTGTTGGTATTGCTGAGAATATGGATGATACACAAACATTGATGAATGGCTTCATGCGAATGGCTGTTGACAATGCTGTATTATCTGGTAACCTACTGATTGAGATAGATGAAACAAACCTCGTACCAGGACAGGATTTGTCCGTATACCCAGGAAAAGTGTTCCGCAGACAAGGTGGTGCACCAGGACAAGGCATCTTTGGGACCAAATTTCCCAACGTTGCTGCAGAGAATATGCAACTCTTTGATAAAGCTAGAGTCTTGGCTGACGAAAGTACTGGATTCCCAAGCTTCGCCCACGGGCAAACAGGAGTATCAGGAGTGGGTCGTACCGCTAGTGGCATTTCTATGCTTATGTCTGCAGCTAACGGCTCTATTCGCTCTGTAGTTAAGAACGTAGATGATTATCTCTTAGCACCTATGGGTCGAGCATTCTTTGCGTTTAACATGCAGTTTGACTACGATGAAGGTATCAAGGGTGACCTAGAAGTTATTGCTAACGGTACTGAGTCACTTATGGCTAACGAAGTACGCTCCCAGCGCCTAATGCAGTTCTTGGGTGTCGTACAGAACCCAGCACTAGCACCATTCGCTAAGATGGACTACATCATTCGTGAGATCGCTAAGAGCATGGACCTTGATCCTAACAAGGTAACTAACTCTATGCAGGATGCAGCTATCCAAGCTGAGATTCTTAAAGGGTTCCAACAACCAGCACCACCTCCTCCTGAAGCAGCTATGGGTGGCCCAGCGCCAGTAGGACAAGAAGGTCCAGCAGTTCCAGCAGGGGCAGCACCACAGGATCAGACAGGCGCAGGTGGCGGTACTATTGGGACAGGCGTAGCACCAGTACCAGGTGAGGAAGGATTCTCTGGTAATGTCGCTTAAAGCATTCGTAAATAATAAATCTGAGTGGGATGCATTCTGTGAAGAGCTAGATGAGATGATAGCTATGATGCAGACACGCTTAGAGCAATCAGAACACGTAGTAGAGATACACAAGACGCAAGGTGGTATTGGTGCACTGCGTAGATTAAAATACTTGAGGGATAAAGTTAATGGCACGAAACCCTAGACGTAGTGACCCTACAGGATCATACAGAAAACGTGTAGAAGAATCTGATGCTTACGAAAACATAGCTGGTATGCTACCTGGCATAGGCACAGCTATGACTATTACTGACATAGAAGATGAATTAAAAAAAGAAGAGCCTAATTATTTAAAGATAGGAATGTTAGCAGGTACAGAAGCTATTGGGCTTATACCTGGATTAGGTACTGCAGCTAAAAGTATGATCCGCAAAGGTGCTGATATGGCACGTCAAACGGATGAAGCTATTAATGTAGCAAGTAACGTACCTAAAGTTACTAAAACTAAACCTGAAGAGTTTAGCGGTATTATTCCTACACGTCATGGTTTTACAGGCGATAGACCTACAGAGTTTTTACCACGTGGTGAATATAAAGGTCAACGTTATGATAGCACAGGCGGTGTCTTTGGTGATAAGCCTTTATATTTAGAAGACCCTGAAAACCCCTTCTTTCTAACAGATGACGGTGTAGTTTCTTTTAGTTATGATGATGTAACAGATGTAGACGCATCCTTTGATAAAGCTTTTGTATTAACACCAGAAACAGTAGGTACACTAAAAAATAAAGTAGGTGATGTAGACCTATTAGACGAAGCCTCTGGGCCTTTAGTGGTAGATAAGCTAGAAGAGCTAGGTTATGATGGCCTTATCATTCGTGGTTTTCCTGACTCAAATACTACAGAGTTAGGACGATTACGTGCAGAACAAAGTGATAAACTAAGAAGTTTAAGCAAAGAAGATTTTAATAAAGGTTATGGCATAGTAGAAGACTATAAACCTAAAATACAAGCAGCTAGAGAAGCAGAAGGTATTGATGAAACATTACAACAATCACAGATTCTAGCATTCCGTCCAGAACGTCAAAAAGTTCTTGATCCAGCAGGGAATCCACAGCTAGACAACGAAGCATATGCTGCAAAGATGAATGCTTTTGATGTCGAAGATGATATGGTAAAGTGGAAGGAGAACGTCAAGGAAGAGATATCTAAAAGCCGTGATGTAGATCCTGTCGTTAGAACTTACCCACTAGAAGATGCGGCACAGAAATTTTTAGATAAAGAAATAACAAGAGAAGAATATCTAAAATACATTGATGAATATAAACCTGTTACTGGCTGGGATCAACTTCCTAGAGAACCTTCTACAAAAGCTATGGTTTATTCTCTTAAACCAAATCAAATATCACGTGGTAGTTTTGTTGTTTCGCCAGAAGATGCTGCTAAATTAGACGTTAAACAGTCTAGTCTTTCTATAGGTGATTTCTTTGATGGGCGTTTAGATGTTACAGCCTATAAAGAGTTTGATACTTGGATTGTAGCAGGTGCAAAAACTGGTGAGAAGGGTCAGCACTATGCAAAGGCTGTTCATTACCAAGGTGGTGACGGAAAACCTGTAATATTACTAAACTCTGATAACCCAAAGAAATATGAAACTAATATTAAAACAGGTGAGCGTATAGGTGCAGCACAGAAAAACCCTAAAGGTCAAACATATGGTAAAACACCTTATGCGGCTATTAGTGGTTACGTAAAAGATTTAGATGTAGAAAACATACGTAAAGTAGCAGCACAGCTATTAAATGATCCTGAATGGGTACAACTAGGTTTTGACCCAAGAAGACAAGGTAATTTTTATGTACGTAGAGAAAAATCAAATGCACCTCTTCATGCTGTAGCTACATCTGCAGAAGAGGTAATACAGATTGGACCACTGGTGTTAGCTAAAAACCCAGTATTAGATTTAGACTATGCAGGATATGCAGAAGGTGGAGTAGCTATGGATGAACAAATGGATGCGGTATTTAAGTCTAGCCGTACAGATATAGACCCTGTGTCAGGCAACGAAGTACCACCTGGTTCTCTACCTGAAGAAGTACGTGATGATATTCCTGCAATGTTAAGTGAAGGTGAATATGTTGTCCCTGCTGATGTTCTACGTTTCTATGGTGTCAAGTTCTTTGAGGACTTACGTGCACAAGCTAAGATGGGCTTGGCTGAAATGGAAGCTAATGGTCGTATTGGCGGTGAGCCTATCGAAGAAGAAACGGGTGACGTTGGCATTTCTGATCAAGAGCTTATGGTCATCATGGCTCAAGCCCCACAAGAAGAACCGCAACAAGTAATGGCTAATAAAGGTGGACTTATGGGCTTCCAAGCAGGTGGTCTAAACTATCCAGCGTATATCAAGCAGCCTGACCTAACACAGTTCGGCATGGCAGGTCCAGACTTCCAAGGTGGACTAGAGTATCGTACCTATGTAAATGATGCAGGTATGGAGATCACTATCCCATTTTTTAATGGTGACCCTATGGGTATGATCCCACCAGGTTATTCTCTAAAAGGTGAAGTAGCTCAGCAAGAAGAAGCACCACAGGTTTCACAGGATGATGATGAACCAGTACGTGTACAAAGACCTGCTCCTGAAGAGTTTGACTTAGATGCTATACCTACAGAAAAACTAGAAGAGACTGCTAGAGGTATGTCTACTATGACTAATATCGCTTCAGGTATTGCTTCTATGGCAGGTTTACCTGTTGCTGCTCTAGTTAACACAGCAGGTGTAGCACGGTACAATGATGTACTAGATCGCTTACAGGCAGAAGACCCTGAAGCGTTTGAGAAGTCAGGACTAGAGAAAAAAGGTTCTATCTTCGGCGGTGAGTCTAGCTTGTATGAGAACTTAGCTGATTCAGACGGAGATGGTAAGAAATCATTTGGTGATACATGGCTAGGTGACTTCTTAGGATTTGATGGTGAAGCAGGTATTGCAGAAGGTAACCCAGGATTACGTGAATCTATTGGTGGTGCTCGTCGTACAGGTGACGATGACGATAATAGTCCTGCAGTTTCTACACCGACTCCATCACCAGAACCAAATGAAGAAAACAATAATAACGAACAATCAGGTTCCTCTGTACAAGCAGCAGCAGAAAGTTATTCCGACTTAGCTGAAGCAGAAGATAAAGATTACGGTCTTATCTAACAATCCACATAACTATAAGGCTACCCAGTTATAACTTGACTGGCCCCAACATAAGGAGTAAACAATGGCTGAAGTAGAACAAGTAGAAGTGCAATCAGTATCGCACTTACGTAACATGGCACGAGTTAATCGTGATGAAGAAGAACTACGTGAGCTTATGAAACAAGCTGGCATGGCGCAAGAAGATGAAACGCAGGAAGAAACCACCGATAGTGAATCCGATAGCGAAAGCACTGAGAACACCTCAGTTCAGGCAGAAAGTGTACCTGAACAAAAAGAGAAAAAGCCAGTTAAAGCCGAAGCACAAGAAGCGGATGATGCAGACCTAAGTGCTGAAGAGAAAACCTTTAAGCAACGCTATGGTGATCTACGCCGCCACATGCAAGACAAAGAAAAGGAAGTAGCTGCTAAGCTAGAAAAGCTAGAGCAACAACTAGAAGCTGCTACTAAGAATGAGCTTGTACTACCTAAGTCAAACGAAGAGATCGAAGCTTGGGCTAAGAAGTATCCAGACGTAGCAGGTATCGTAGAAGCTATTGCTACAAAGAAAGCTGACGAGAAAGCTGCATCACTAGATACTCGTCTGAAAGAGATCGAAGAGCTACGCATCACAGCTAAGCGTGAGAAAGCTGAAGCTGAACTAGCTGCACTACACCCAGACTTTGGTGAGATTCGCTCAGATGATGTATTCCATGAATGGGCTAAAGATCAGCCTAAGTGGGTACAAGATGCTCTATACGAGAATGTAGATGACGCTAAGTCTGTAGCTCGTGTGATTGACTTGTATAAAGTTGACAAGGGTATTACTGGTAAGAAGACATCAAGTAATGATAGAAATGCTGCATCCTCTGTTCGTACAAAACGTAGTACTACACCAGAGCATGATGAAGCATCTAAGTATCTTAGTGAATCACAAGTAGCTAAGATGTCTATGAAAGAGTATGAGAAGCGCATGGAAGAGATATTCGAAGCCCAGCGCCAAGGAAAGTTTATTTATGATATGTCAAAGAAATAGCTTGACAAATAAAGATTCATAAGTAAAACTATAGTATATACACAAAATAAGTGTGTATGCTTTTACAAGCACTAGCCACAATAAGACTACCTCAACGTATAGGCCCAGCGCAGACAGGGCGGCCACCCTCAATGCAATGCTGACTACCCTACTATGAAGAGCCTCTTTCAGTGAATATGTAGTGTCTAAACTCCACGCCATATCTATGAAAGGAAACTAACCTATGGCTATTACATCCGCATCGGGTGGATTTAACGGAAACTTCTCTCCGATTATCTACTCCAAACAGGCACAGATTGCTCTACGCAAAACTGCTGTCACAAACGCAATCACGAACAACTCTTACTTCGGTGAGATCGCCAACCAAGGTGATACAGTTCGTATCCAGAAAGAGCCAGACGTAACAGTCAACGCTCTACAGCGTCACACATCTATCTCTGTTGAGAAGCTAGATGACCAAGACTTCTCTTTGACCATTGATAAAGCGAACTACTTCGCATTTAAGATGGATGACATCGAAGAGCAGTTCTCGCACGTTGACTTCACATCTTTGGCTGCTGATCGTGCAGCATATAAGATGGCTGACGCAATGGACGAAGAGTGCTTGGGTTATCTATCTGGTTACACAGGTGGTGCAGGTTCATGGGCGGCTAACACAACAGCCTCTGGTGACAAAGCAAACTCAGCAGCAGGTTCAGACGAACTATTGGCAGCTAACAAGCTAGACGCAACTGACTTTAGCAGCTTGACAATCTCAGGCTCAGCTACAGCAGGTGACTCTATCCCACTAGCTCCACGTCTTCCAGGTGCTACATCATTGTCAGCAACAACTGTTTCTCCTCTAACAGTCATCGCACGTATGGCTCGTCAGATGGACACAGCAAACGTTGACTCACGTGGTCGTTGGATTGTCTTGGACCCAGTATTCGTAGAGATGCTAAAAGACGAAGATTCACGTGTACTTAACGCTGACTTCGGTGGTGCTGGCCTAATGAATGGCTTGGTTCTAAACAACCTACACGGCTTCCGTGTTTATGTGTCTAACAACCTACCATACTTGGGTACTGGTGCTGCAACATCAGGTACAACTGCACAGTCTACTAACTATGGTGTTATCGTAGCTGGTCAGGACGAAGCAGTAGCTTCAGCGGAGCAAATCAACAAAGTTGAGAACTACCGTGACCCTGATTCATTCGCAGATATTGTACGTGGTATGCACCTATATGGTCGCAAAATCTTGCGCCCAGAGGCACTTATCACAGCAAACTACAACGCTGCTTAATCTTAGATAAACTATAGGGCTGGTCTTGTCAAGAGGCTGGCCCTTTAGTACATCTACTTT